CTAACGATTTCACGCTCGAATAAGTCAATAGATACGATTGATGAAAGTAAAGACTGAGATACTCTAATTTCAGCCATGTTGTATGAGAACTCTACATAGTCGTTAATGTCACCGCCGTCCTGACGTGGTGAAACTGTGTCCTCTGTAATCCACTTAAACTGTGCCTGAAGCTGTGCAATTGGAACTTTAACAGCGCCCTGAATGTTTAGCTTTCTAACCTTAGAGTAAAGGTTGCCGTAAACCTTACGAACTTCGTTAATGAACTCATTTAATACAGTAGTTGGGATTGTAGCTCCAAGTGTTGATGTATTAGCTGGTGAGCCGTCACGCTGAACAAAGTTAGCTGGGATTGCTTCACCTCTCTGTGCGTAAGCCATAAATGCTTTTCTATATTCCATAGTAGCGAATACGTCTTCGCCGTCTCTCTTTTCAGTAGTGAAAGAACCTACTGTGTTGCCATTTACAAGTGTAGCATTAGCTGGAACGCCTGCTGAACGCTGTTCAAGTGCTGCCTGTGCTTCTGCCTGTCTCTTTTCCTCTGCTTCTATTTCATTTAATTCGTCCTGTGTTTCTTCAATTTCAGCATTAACGTCTGATAATTCTTCTGTAAGGCTTCTAACCTCAGTAGCGTCCTGTGACGCATTACATCTTTCAACAAGCTTTGTCTTCTTTGCTGTAAGTCTTGCCATTCTCTTTAATAAAATCTGCTTTCTCATGTTGTTTGTCTCCTTTTCCTTATAATGATGACATAAAATTAAATTTAGCTTTTGCAAGCTCTAGTTCTGAACCTGTCTCCACAGGTTGTTCACGTTGCTGTCTTACTGTCTCCACAGTCGACCTAGCGTTCTCCAACGCTACCTTGCTACGTGCATTTATTTCAGTTGATTCGTAAGCCGGCCATGTAACCGCACTTACTTCAACGACTGAACCAATTTTTTTAATATGACGAGTTGGGTGGTCGCTTTCTAGGTTTTCCCATTCCTCGTCGTCAATACTAAACATGAACGACATTCCAGTAATATCGCCACGCTGTACTGCACTATATAATGCCCTAGCGTCCATATTGTTTTCAACGTCTAGCTTTACGAAGTCAAGATATAATCCTTGAAAATCGGCTGTCATTTTCATTGTACTATTTCCATTATTTCTGCGACTTCTCGCAAGCGGTATCATGTCAGTGTTATGGTTTACTAAGAACCTAACGTCCGTAAGGTCTGCGCCGTCTAAAGCACCGACTTCGATAATTTCGTCAAAATAGCCTATATCAGTACGGCTATTGTACACGATAGGACGTCCTGTGATGATTTTTTCACCATTCTCGCCTTGTTCTGCTCTAACCTCAAAAGAGTATGAGCGTTTTTCTAATTCTTTCTTTGCCATTTCCTAAACCTCCGTCTTTTGCTCGTCTACTATATCAACATTTACATTTTCGTCCTTACCTACTTGGTATTGATTTGCATTATTAGCGTCAATCCAGTTGAGTGACATATATCTCTTGCCCTCTAGCTCAGGCAACGGCTGTAAACCTAGTGCAACACGCTTTTCGTTTTCAAACAATCCACCTGTTGGTGATAAGATATTAATCATTTCAAGTGTCTGCGAAATAGTCATGAATATAAGCTCTTTTGGATATAATTCAATCTTATTTCCGAACGCTCTTTCTCGCTTTGTAAATATCTTTTTTGTAAATGCTTGTGATATTGATACAATTAAAGGTTCAAGTGTCTTTTGGTAAAATGCCTCGTACTGCTCCTTTGTAAAATCACCAGTTAAAATGCAAAGTGGAACGCCGAAGTTACGAAGTATCTTTTCGTCAATGAATTTTAACGTATCCTTGTCAACAAGCTGTGAGTTATGTTCTAGTGGCATAAACTCTGATTTTAAATCAAGTGGCATAAAACCACTCTCGTTATTTTTGAGCTTTCTTTCAAGCTCTTTTAAGGCTTGCTCAGTTTTTCCGTCGTCCATTAATGTATTATACTTAACTACCCCATTAACAGCATATGACGCTTTCATGGCTTTTGCAACACCCTTTAAAAGTGTATCGTTAAGCTCTAAAGTGCTTAATAAAGCTTTGTGGTCGGGCTGTCCTAACTCATTACCGCCCATGTACTGGTTTACAGAATAGTTGTATTTGATGTGTATTACATCATCATAACGAACTGTTGTAGTTTCACCATTCCAAAACCAAAACTTTACGAATAATCTACCGCCAACGTCCTCGATAAAATCTACCTGAGTTGGATTGATAGGGTATAGGCTTTCATAATAACGTCTTTCTGCTTTTGTCTTTTCATCAGTCCAAGTGTAATATGTTGGAATGATAAAAGCGTTGTAGTTCATTAGTAAAAGCCAGCATATTTTTTCGAGAAACTCACTTTGTGTCATTAGTGGATTTGGCTCCTCGAGCACTTCTTTAATATCTCCACTTTGAACAGGTACGGGGTCGCTGCCGCTATACCTAACGTGCATTGGCTTAAGTTTTTTCATTTCGTCAACGATACACTTCAAAGCCTGCTGAACTACATCAGAAGCGTAGATATTTGTTCCGAACTGGCTATAAATCGGCACAAAACCGTCTAGCGTTGGAGCAAACTTGCTGTTCCTAGGTTGTCTTTTAAATAGTTTGTCGAACCATTCCATTTTATTTGTTGCCACCTCCCACTAATTTCTTAAAATCACTTCGATATCGTCTATACATTTCATATAGCGAAACCAAAGTAACTGAACCATCTATTTTTTTAGCATTTTCAGTTTTTACAACTAACGCTTGTCTAAGGTCGTTAACCTTAAGACAACTATTTGAAAAACACCATTTGTCAACGGGATTTTCGTTATAATTAATTAATTGGGCTTTTAAATCAGCTTCTACGAGCAACAAGGCATTGTTTAATGTCTGTGCATTCTGTAAAACCATTTCAACGTCCTCATATTGCTTCGTCCAGCCGTAAAACTCCATTTGTTTTAACCAGTCTTTAGCGAAACGTTGGTCGTAACCACATTTATAAAGAGTTATGCCATGTTCTTTTAATAGCTTATAAAACCAGTCAGCAACAACTGTTAAATCAATGTCGTTGCCCTCGCAAATAGTGATATATCCCTTTTGAGCCCATTCTTTGTATTTAGCACCTGCGTTGTGGTCGTCATTCTCAGGGTCGAGCTTGCTTTGAGGAATGAAGTATTGAGTAACTATATACTTCGTATTATCATCAGGCTTCATGATTAAAGCCTTTGCACAACACAAGTCTGTTGTTTCTGCTAAATCGACATGCCCTAAACAGTAAGAACCTCGTAAATCCTCTAAATCATAAGTTGCATTGTAGCTGTAGTCTTCAACATTTAACCAGCTTTCAACACCATTCTGTTTGATATTAAAATCCTTACTAAGAACGAAAATTCTATCTGCCTTGCTCTTTTTTGCAAGGTCTACTTGTTCTTCTAAGTAGTCGTATCTTTTAACAATTCCAAGTGTTGGATTGCTCTTTTGCCAGCTCTTTGGGTTTTGGAATATCTCTTGCTCACTGTCTTGAGTATAAAGCCAAGGTAAAAACCTTTGAGCTGAAACGCTATCATCTTCACCGTTAATAATAGCTCTGGCCCTTTTCAATTCTTCATCAAGATAGCCGTCAATTACAAATCCTTCTGTCGTAATACAGATGAATTTCGGATTTTCCTTTAAGGACTGTGACTGCTCTATTGACTTTGCAATAACATTGTCTTTCATTTCGTGAGCTTCGTCCAAGATAGCCCAGTCAATATTACGACCTTCCTTGTTCCTTGTTCTATCAGATAACTTGAATATTTTTGTATTCGTACTTTTATTCAAGATGAAACGTTGATTTCGTTTAGTATCTAGGTCGTCGGGGTCGTACAACTGTCTCATTGTGTCTATGGCGTCATATACAATGCTTGCCTGTGCGTCATCATTGGAGCTACAAACAATGTCTGAGCCTTCATTACCTACAATAAATTCGCTATTGCCTAGGGCTGAACATGTTTCAGATTTGGTGTTCTTTCGGGCTATCAGCAACAAGATTTTTTTAAATCTATCAATCATTTTGTTGTGTTCTTTCCATTCCCTAGCCATTTTAAACGAGTACATCGTTTCGATAAAACCTTTTTGCCACTGCATTAATATCATTGGCTTTCCATAATATGGCGACTTTGTTAGTTTAATACAGTTTTGCATGAAGTCCATACGCAAATTTGCGTCCGTAGTATCATAGAAATACTCGTCATTATGAAATAAATCGTCCTCAAGGTTTTCTAACTCTTGATATAGCTCATGCCCTACAATAATTTTGCCCTGTTCAATTTCTGCCTTGTATAACAGAAAATTGCTATTATCAGGTGTCCATATTTTATGTTCGTTTATAAGCATTATATCTGCCCCGCATTTCTCTTTTTTGCCCACGCTCTTAATGGGCTTTCTGCTTCTTCGCCATCGTCGTCTGTGGCTCGTTTAAG